CACCGTAGATGCACTGGAGTTGTATACTGTTACACCGCCAGAACTACTATTTTGACCTGCTGGGTTAAACGGAATGTTTAGCGTGTTAGTGGTGCCGTTCCAACTTAATTCAAATTGTTCCGCGCTACTATAAAAATGTACCTGTAAGCCCACCGCACTTAAACCAACAAATGTAGAAAGATTAGGGTTACCAAACGGTAAAGCGCTTAATGCACTACCTATTAATACGTATGGACCATCTGCACCGGTGCCACCAAAACTTGTAAAACTGGTTTGTACGGTAAAATCTGTTGTGTAATTTATTTGAGGTATATTCCATACGGCAAACCCACCGTAATTGTTAGTAGCAGGGGTTAACTGTATTCCGTAGTTGCTACTACTGTAGACTGTATTACCGCCTGTAGAGCTAAGAGAACCGCCAGTCGTGTTTGGATTACCGTTTGCTAAGCTACTCCAGTAAAAACCGGTTTTAATAGGTGTACCCGAGTAGCCTGAGGTGCCACTATAACCAGAAATACCGCTATAACCGCTGTAACCAGAAGTGCCACTATAACCAGAGTAGCCCGAATAACCAGACGTACCACTTCCACCACTTGCTGATACCCATTGCACCCCTGTACCAGTGGTAGCTAAAATATAGCCTGAAGTACCTAATGTACCACCTGCATATATACCACCGGTGGCTGAAAGGGTGCCTACTTCTACAACACCACCTGTGCCTGGTATTAAAAATATACTGCCACTAGCTGCTGAAACACTTACAGATAAAGAATTGAGTGCTGATATAACACCGTAACCTGTTGTGCCCAACGAAAGTGAACCGCTTAAAGTAGCACCAGTAGCAATAGCATTTAAACCACTAAAACCAGATATACCAGAGTAGCCGGAATAGCCTGACGTACCAGAGTACCCGGAGTAGCCTGATATACCAGAGTAACCAGATATACCACTATATCCTGATGTACCATTAGTACCACTATAACCGGAATAACCAGAAGTTCCACCACCACCGCCACCAGAAACATATATTGTGCCTGTAGCAGATAAGTTACCAATTATAGTAACTGTAGAACCGTTATCAGTAATTAAACCGTTATTAATTGTGTTAGCACTGATCCATTTTGCATAGTAACCAGAAGTACCGGTGCTTATACCGTTAATAATAACTGGTGGATACTCAACAACAATACCAGCTGTTGTACCAATACCTATTAGCATTGGTTTAATTAAAGAACCATTACCGGTTGGTACTGTTGTTGTCAATAAACCAGCGGTTGCATCGGAAAGATAGTATTCTGCTCCATCAGTAATGCCTGTGAGACCTGTAATGTAACCGTTAATTACATATGTAAAGCTTGTTGAATCTGCAGATTTTATAACACCAATTACATCGCTTGAAATAGCATTATCTGCTTTTGCTAAAGCATAACCGCCAGATGTTTTATAAATTGCTTGACCGGGTGTAAAGGAATTTGAATACCCTGTTACTGTTTGTTGTAGTGGAGCAGCTGTACCAGAGTAACCGGAATAGCCTGAAACACCAGAACCGCTATAACCACTAAAGCCGCTATAACCAGATACACCAGAACCACTATAACCAGAATAGCCTGAAGTGCCTTGTGGTCCAGTAATATTGCCAGCATCTACCCAGCTTGAACCTTCCCAGATCCATAAATGACCGGTATCAGTTGTAATATAAGCATCTCCAATACTACCACTGTAAGAGCTTGGCCAACCTGGTAATGCTGAAAATGTACCTACACTACCTAAAATATCTACTGATGTACCGTTTTTACCAGAGTAACCTGATGTACCAACTGCACCAGAATAACCGGAGTAACCTGATGCACCGTCTGTACCGTTATAAGCAGAGAAACCAGATATACCAGAAAAACCTGATTGACCGTTAGTGCCACTATAGCCACTAAAACCAGATACACCAGAGTAACCAGAGAAGCTTGAATAACCGGAATAACCAGAAAAGCCTGAATTACCTGAATAACCAGATGTACCTGAGTAACCGCTATAACCGGAAAGACCAGAATAACCTGAAATACCCCAAGCACCGGAGAAACCAGATATACCGCTAAAGCCTGAAATGCCTGAGTAACCAGAATAACCTGATGTACCACTAAAGCCTGAAATACCACTAAAGCCGCTTATGCCGCTATAACCACTATAACCAGAAATACCGGACCAACCAGAATAGCCAGAAATGCCGCTAAAGCCTGATGTACCTGAGTAACCGCTATAACCAGAAATGCCGCTAAAGCCTGAAGTACCAGAGTAACCAGAAATGCCGCTAAAGCCACTATAACCTGAAGTACCAGAATAGCCGCTGTAGCCAGAAATGCCGCTAAAGCCAGAAATACCACTAAAGCCGCTTATGCCGCTATAACCACTATAACCAGAAATACCAGAATAGCCTCTGTAGCCAGAAATGCCTGAGTAACCGGAGTAACCTGATGCACCTGCAGGGCCTGTAATGTTACCAACGTCTGTCCATGTTGTACCGCTCCATACCCACAGGTTACCGGTATCAGTTGTAATATAAGCATCCCCAGGACTACCACCATAAGAACTTGGATAGCCAGGTAAATTTGATGCTGTAGAAACACTACCTAAAATAGTTACAGATTTACCGTCTTTACCAGAGTAACCTGATATACCGGAATAACCAGAATAGCCTGATGTACCAGAGTAGCCAGAGTAACCTGACGTGCCGCTAAACCCTGAAGTACCACTAAAGCCTGATTGTCCGTTGGTACCGGAATAACCGCTATAACCAGACGTACCATTAGTACCTGCAGTACCATTTGCACCACTGAAACCTGAAATGCCTGAATAGCCAGAGTAACCAGAAAAGCCTGATACACCGCTAAAGCCAGAAGTACCAGAATAACCGCTTGTGCCGCTAAAGCCGCTAAAGCCAGATGTACCGGAGAAACCAGATATACCGCTGTAACCGGAATAACCACTTATACCGCTAAAGCCAGAAATACCGGACCAGCCACTGTAGCCGGATGTACCGGAAAAGCCTGAAGTACCACTAAAGCCTGAAGTACCAGAATAGCCACTGTAACCTGATATACCGCTATAACCAGAAAAACTACTATAACCGGAATAACCAGATACACCCGTCGGGCCACTATAACCAGAATAGCCGCTATAGCCAGATATACCACTAAAGCCTGAAGCTCCATTTGTACCACTATAACCAGAATAACCTGAAGAACCATTAGTACCGTTTGTACCACTAAAGCCTGAAATGCCTGACCAACCTGAGTAGCCGGAAAAGCCTGATACACCGCTGAAGCCGGAAGTACCGGAATAGCCAGAATAGCCTGACGTACCGCTAAAGCCTGATGTACCAGAATAACCACTTACACCTGTAGCTGCAGTTACTTGTACAGTACCGTCTGGAAATATTAAATCTCCATTACTACTTAATTGCAATGTATAAGACCCGTTTGTTAGAGCTGAAAGAGGGCCTGAACTACTACCACCAGAAAATAAAACTAAGTTGCCATCTGCTGTACCACCACTGTACCAATATATATAAGGAGTACCTGATATAATCAGTTTTACCTCCATACCGTTGTACCTTACACCAGATGTAATGGCTGCATTAGCAGCAGAAATAGCTGCAGCTGATGTAGCACCTGAGTACGGTCCAGACCATGCATCTACTGGTACCGGGTTAACTGGCTGAATGCCGTATGGGAGTTGTAAGCCTGGAGTTAAAGACATTTTAAATATTTATTAAGACCACGTAATCGAGTGAGTGGTTGAAGGTGAATATGGTGTAGCATTTGATAATGTATACACGTTATAAGATGTTGGTACCAAGTTGTAACTATTAACACTCCAAGCAGACAATACATAGTTTGAAGTAATATTAGCATTTAAGTTACCAGTATCAAGTACCTGTGTAATTGTATGTGGGCTTGGGAACGCTACTGTAAACGTATCGTAAGTTGTACCTGTTACTAAGCTAAATGGATTTGCTAAACCACTTGTAAATGATCTGTTAGGTAATGCTCTAATATTAGCTGTATTAACTGGGAACACTGAAGTAGGCCCGTACCATACTAAGTCGTAGAAGTTTACCGTATTTGTACCGCTTGTGTATTGACTTGAAATATAATTTTGATATGAATCGTAAACCAATACTCGGTAACCAATAGATGTTGATGCACTTAATGTTGGGTTGTTATGAGTAAACGATATTATTGATGAAGTACCAGGGCCTACTGAAATTGCAGAAGTGAGACTTGTCCAAGTACCACCACCATTAACATTATACTGTAAAATGTAAGCACTTAATGGAACATATGTACTATTATTGTTATTAGTAATTGTACCAGTAATAGTAGAAACTGTATTGCCTACTTCTCTTGAAGCATTAGTTTCAGGTGATGTAGTACCGCTTGCAGCAACAACAGTAAGTGATACTGCTGGGTTAGCATAAGATGTAGGTGTAATTGTTTTAGTTACCGGTGTGGCAACTTGATTGTTAGAATCTACAAATGTATATTCGTACTGGAAGTTTTGCGTGTTATAATTTGTATCTGTTAAAGTATGAGTATAAGTCATGCTTGTTGCAGATATTGCAGGGGTACCGCTTAATAGTACTGCATAATTACCAGAACTGTTTCTTCTATAATATAATGTACCAGATAAAGCTGTTGCACCTAAACTGTTAATTGTGTAACCAAATGTTATAACATTACTAATTGAAGTATCGTTAAATGGTATAGTTGTTGAAGAAGATATACTAGCTGTAGGGGGTATTTCCTGTTGTACAGCAAGTAATATGACTTGTGCAGGTGTTAAACCTGCAGCAGGTATTGTTGAACCGTTTGTATACTGACCAAAATAACCAGCAGAAATATTAACAACAATATTACTTGGAAATACATACTCTGCACCGGAGTAACCAGAATAACCAGAAACGCCAGTACCACTGAAACCAGATGTACCAGAATAACCAGAAGTTCCTACGCCACTGAAACCAGACGTACCGGAGTAACCAGAAGTACCTGCACCACTATAACCAGAATAACCAGATGTACCTATTGAACCACTATAGCCAGAATAACCTGAAACATTGGCACCACTAAAACCAGACGTACCAGAATAACCAGAAGTGCCAGTACCGCTAAAGCCTGATGTACCGGAGTAACCTGATACACCTATTGAACCACTATAACCAGAATAGCCTGAAACACCTATTGAACCACTATAGCCAGAATAGCCAGATACACCTGCGCCACTAAAACCAGACGTACCGGAGTAACCTGAGGTACCAGTGTCGCCTTTTATTTGACCAACATCTGCCCAAGTACCGCTACCTAATACCCATAAATGACCAGTATCTTCAGCTATAACACCATTACCGTTTACAGCGCTTGGAAACGCTGCATTTAAAGTTGTTTGGGCATTACCCCCAACAGTAGGTACTGTACCAATAATTGTTACAGAAGTACCGGCTGCACCAGAATAACCAGACTTACCAGAGTAACCAGAAACACCTGAACCACTAAAGCCTGATGTACCGCTAAAACCAGAAACGCCGCTATAACCGGAGTAGCCTGAAATACCACTATAGCCAGAGTAACCTGATACACCGCTAAAACCAGACGTACCGGAATAACCAGAAGTGCCTACTCCACTAAAACCCGACGTACCAGAGTAACCTGAGGTACCGGCCGAGCCTGTAGAACCGCTATAACCGGAGTAGCCTGAAATACCACTATAGCCAGAGTAACCTGATACACCGCTAAAACCAGACGTACCAGAATAACCAGAAGTGCCTGTACCACTAAAACCCGACGTGCCAGAGTAACCTGAAGTACCAGCTGGCCCTACAGTACCGCTGTAACCGGAGTAGCCTGAAATACCACTATAGCCAGAGTAACCTGATACACCGCTAAAACCAGACGTACCGGAATAGCCCGAAGTACCTGCTCCACTAAAACCCGACGTACCAGAGTAACCTGAGGTACCGGCCGAGCCTGTAGAACCGCTATAACCTGAATAACCAGAAATACCATTTGTACCACTATAACCGGAGTAGCCAGATGCCCCATTTGTACCGGAGTAACCAGATACACCAACACCAGAGTAACCAGAATAACCTGATTGACCAGTCGCGCCAGAATAACCTGAAGTACCGGCTGTACCTGCAGTGCCAGAAAAACCTGATTGGCCAGTTGCACCAGAGTAACCAGAAACACCTGAACCACTAAAGCCTGAAGTGCCGCTAAAGCCTGAAATTCCAGACCAGCCGCTAAATCCTGAAGTACCTGAATAACCAGAATAGCTACTATAACCACTCCAACCAGATATACCGCTAAAGCCTGATATACCGGAGTAACCAGAGATACCTATACCAGAAAAACCAGAAATACCTGAACCACTAAAACCTGATGTACCGGAGTAGCCGCTAATACCAGAATAACCAGATGCAGTTGCACCACCTGCTATACCGCTGTAACCAGAAAAGCCGCTGTAACCAGAAGTACCACTATAACCAGAAAGACCAGCAGGCCCTGTAAACCCAGCAGAAGAAAGAGCAGATAAAGATGTACTATATGTCGTCCAAGTACCATCTCCATTTGGTTGATCTAATAATATTAGATCGGTCGGTAATGGTTGAACATAAGGTAGTTCGTGTGGATATACGTAGTTTGTTTCGTCGACGGACATTTAAGTTTAAATATTTACAATTAAAGTACTCATTCTCAGTTGTAATTGCTTGGGCTATCTGCAACCACAAGTGTTGTAGTATTGGCAGCTATACCGCCAACATTTGTTCCGGATAGAGAAGCTCCAACGACTCTTACTAATGTATTAGTATCAACGTAATCCCCATATACACTTGTATTGGCTTGTGCATTTTCTCTATAATCAAATACCTTTTGAGAAGTCTTGTCAACAAATTGGGTATAGTCTTTTGTTTCAATAACTTTAGGTAAGTTGTTAACTTCTCCATCGTATTTGTTATCGTATACTTGATCCATAAGTTTTTCCCGTGGAGCATTAATTTCGTAGCTATAATCATAACGTTTAGCTTTTATTGTCCAGACATAGTGACCTAGCAATTGATTTGAGTCATCGCTACCACTTTGATCTAAACGCTCTGTTATTTCGTAAATTTGTCCGCTTCGGCCATTAGGACGAGTTGTACCATACATTGCTAACTCTATCAGATCCCCAGCTTTAGGCTCGTAATTAGCAGCGGATAAAGCCCCGCTAATTGCGGTAACTGTTGATGTAAAAGTGTTTATAGTAATATATGCTGTTAAATCAGCTTGTCCTTGTAAACCAAACTTGCTTAATATGGCATTATCCCCGCTTATTTGAATTGCCATTACCATCGGGATAGGTGGAGCAAATTGTACTAAAGGCATTTCTCCATAGAAGAAATCGTGAGCGGATAAGTTATAACCATTAATATAATAGTTAACTTGTTGGCCGTACTGACTGATTTGTTCTTGCCACCAACTTTGAAATAAAGCTATTTCGGATGCGTTATCATTAACATTGAGATAATTAATCCCGCTTGTACCGTAAGCACAATTGTAACCACCGCTTAATTGAGGGCCAACGTCGTTAACTCCTGGCGGGGTATAAGTGCCTGTATTAATGCAATACTTTGATATATAAGAGACGTAGGCCATTAAAATTATTTACTAAAGTACATAGATTTAAAGATATATATACTAAATAATATTGTAAATGAAGATTAAATCCTTATCTGATCTCGGTAATATATATGGCGGCATTGCAGCTGAAAACCATGTAATACCAGAGACTGTCAATGAAAGTTCTAACAACGCTGTACAGCAAACAGATACAAGTGTTTATCTTACAGAAACAAAATTTACACCTGAACCTGGTTCTGCTCTTGGCGGCGGGCCTGGTGTTAAAAAGGTAGACGGATCAATGGTAACCCCACCTTGGCCAAAAAGCGGCCCAGAAGGACTTAACCCTAAAAAAGGTAACTTTAAAAAGATAGATAAAGTTGAAGATCCTGGCACCGATGATAAGGTAATGAAAGATGAAGAAGAGTCCAAAGAAGATGAAAAGGGCAACATGTACGAAAAAGATGGAGCTAAAATTACAACTCCTAAAGAAAAAGTACAAGAAACTGTAGCCGAAAACAATAAATATAATTACAAACCAAAGTTTACTATGTCAAAATCAAAATTCGAACAATTATACGAGGAATCGCTAAAGCGTATTCCTTTCAACGAAGCTGACGATATGTCCGGTATGGATGCAGGTGTGCCTCCAGCTGACGACATGGCAGCTGATACAGATATGTCAGGCCCAGAAGGTATGGAAGAGCCTGCAGAAGAGCTTCCAACTCATGAAGAAGCAATTGAAATGCTTGAAAAGATTCTTAAGTTCCTTAAGAAGGACGAAGAATTCGATAAAGAGCACGGAGATCTAGGCGACGAAGATATGGCAATCGCTGGTCATAGTGACGGCGAAGAAGAAGAGGAAGAAGAAGAATCAGGCATCGTTGCTGAAGACGTTGAAGCAGAAGACGAAGGTCACGTTCTTACTAAAGTTAACGGCTCTTTAAAGAAGGGTAATCCTGATGCAGTTAACAAGCCAATGACTCCTTCCACAAAAGGTACAAACAAAGCTACCGGTGGTAAAGCAGTTGACGGAAAAATCCGCAACGAGCCAGAACCAAAAGAAGTAGAAGGGGATGAATCAGCAATGAAGAACCACAATAAGCTTCAAAACACGAAGAAATTTACAACCAACGCAGCTAAAGAGCCAAAAGTTGGTGACTCAATGTTTGACTAAGATTTAGACATAGTACATTTGCAAAGCCGCTAGCAATAGCGGCTTTTTTTTGTTTAAAGGAATAAGTTACCTTCAAAACCAAAACCGTTTTGACGTTGCTGCGGTGGTTTGCCTGCGCTTGTTCTTACTCCAGGTATATTATTAACACCTACCGGTTTCCAGCCATCATCAATTAAATCTTGTAATTCCCCGCTATTACTAGTTTTATTACTAGCAATAAAAGACGGGTTACGAGATTGTACATCGGTTACTTTATTTTTTACAAAACGGTTATACAGCTCTTGTTGGCTAGGTATATGTACATCTTCTACTTCAAATGGGTCCCAGTTTAGTGGCACCACTTTTAAAGGCTTACCGTTACCATCTTTCTCAACTACTTCATAAAACTGTTCCACCACTTTAGTATCTAGTACAAATAGAGCCCATATTAGAGCTTCTACTCTATCATCTAGATAACGGTCAGATTGTTTTTTCCATACACCATTAGCTTGTCTTACGTATGTTCTAAACTCTTGTATTGTTTCTTTATCATTGAGTTTTAAACACCTTAAATTGCCCATCCAATACCTTAAATTGGACATACCGTTAAACTTACTATTAGTATGAGAGTATATGCCCTGTCTATTATCTTTGTCTATCTTATCTGTAAATGTACCCATGCTTGGGGTGTACTTAACAATGCTTTCATAGTTGTGGGTATGCACTAAAGCATCTACAACTTGAGCACCGCAATTATTACGTTCTACTAATAGTGGTGGACGCCCCCATTCATGGGCTACTTCTACGAGCTTAGCAGCAAAATTAAAGGGATCTAGTTTATTACTAGCATATATAGCAACTTGTTCTATGTTGGTTAAATCCGTTATATCTAGTACTTGTATGGTAGAGTTAGCTCTATTAATACCCTCTCCAACGTCTACCCCTATAGTATAGAAGTGCCGAGAGGTTCTTTCTTTATAAATTTTATAGCAACCATCCTCGCTTACTAGTATTGGGTCTGGAGCGGTTTTTTCAAACTGTTCCATTTGTTCTGCATCTAAAGCATTTTCACCAGCTGATCTAAACTCATTGCCATATTCTTGATTAAAGGCTTCTTGCGAGCCAAGTGCTTTAACAGTCATTTCTTTCCATTTTTCATCTCTACCTGGCACCTCCCACCAGTCTACTCTTTCGTTGTGCCACCCGTTACTATCACTTACAGACTCTGTAAAAATGTTATAAAACAAATTACCTACACCGTTAGGAGTAGATAGCATAAAAATTTTAGACTTTTTGGAAGACGAAATAACCGGAAATACTGATTCCCAAAAGTCGTTCATAAACTCTGGCGGAATAAAGGCCGCCTCGTCAATGAGTAGACAATTAATGGATTCACCTCTGGCAGCATCAGACGTCGTCGTACTAATACCAATTGAACTACCATTACCAAGTAATAAGCCAGTTTTAGCATACTCCACTACGCCTGGTTTCATATAATTTGGCAACATTTCATATGCAAGACGAATACGTTTGAAAATGTTAATTGCAGTTGCTTCTTTATTAGCTATCAACAGTACTCTAAAATCATCATTAAAACATATCACCCACAGAGCAAATATAGTTAATATGGTTGTCTTACCAATCTGTCTAGAAGCTAAAACGACATTAAATCTATTGTCTACCAATGCTTTAAGTATACGTTTCTGATAAGGATAAAGCTTAATTGGTTGCTTGCCTTCATCCAAGTTAACTATATAAAAGAATCTAGAAAAATGTAAAATAGACTTGCGTGCTCGTTCTAGATCCTCCACCATTTCTGGTGTCCATTCAAAGTTGGTTTCCGGAACTGGTAAGTTTTTATTACCAAGATAATACGTTGTATCTTTACTTTTTGCTTTAGCCATTTATAATACTTACTGTATATTTAAAGAATGTAAGGTAAGTATCAACAATGCCTCCTATCAAGTTAACGGATTTAACACCAGGCGAACCTGGCGTGGTGTTTAAGATGCCAGCAGAACATAAAGACGGATTACGTTTAAGAGAACTTGGTATGAATGTTGGATCTAAAGTGGAAGTAATAAGATTGTTTAACGGCACACCGGCTATAAAATTACGCGGCATACGGTATGCTATAGCTCCGGAAATAACTGATTTAGTTATGGTAGAACAAATTAAAACCACAAGTGCAGCAATCAGCTCTATGCAATAATGCAAATAAGTAGTTGATTAATATAAAAATTAATTTACAATATATCTATCTTAAATGAAAGAAAACGATTATTATACATTAAAGTTACCTAACAATAAGAAATATAAATTCCGCACACGCGAAGCATTCTCTAGTGCAAATGAAGCACTAGCAAAGGGACGCTTTAGCAGTGTTGATCAAATGGTTGATTGCATTAAAAATTGCTCAACCGGTTTTGAATACGCTAATATAGACCTAGAAAATAATAAAGGCTCTAAGAAGAAAAGTAAAGAAAATAACTTTAACCAAATAGATTTTGAGGATTAATTTATGGCTACAAATAAATGGGGTGTGATAATACCACAAGGTACTATCTCTAAATCAAAAGCAGCAGAGTATCGTTCACGTGGCGGGGTTGCTAAAACAATCCGTGCAACACGTTCAGATAAGGGTAGAAAAAGAAAGTAATATGGCATATAAACCAAAGAATAGTATTCTTATTTCTGGTATGATGGCTCGTTCTATGCGTAAGCTCGGACTACCAAAGTACAGAAAACAAAGATCAGATGCCGGCACCAAACGCGGCAAAAGGAGATAAAACAAATGGCCTATAAAACTAAAAACAGTATTGCTCCAAACAAAATGATGTCCCGTTATGGACGTATGATGGGGCAAAAGTCTAGAGCTCGTCGCTCAGATGCAGGACGAGTACGTACTAGAAAAATTAAGTAACTTAGCGCTTACGCTTTAAGTACTGTACAGCTTCGGCCACGAACGTGTGTTCTTCTGGCCCTTCAGTACTACCATCGCTTTGCATTCCAGGGTTACCTGGCATACCGTCTTCGTCGACTTCAATCTCATCGACTTCAATGCCCATTGGTTCTTCTTTGTTTTCTGGAGAAGACATAGCAGTCTTAACTGCTTCAATGTAATCATTAGCTAGGGTGAGTTTGCTTTGTTGCCAAGGCTCCAAGCACGTATCTTCTGGTAGTTCTTCCAGCATGTGCAGCACTTCTTGAGCATTCTTTAATAGTTCATTAACTTGAGCAACCGCCATGTAGGTACCACCTTCGTGGTGGTTTTCTTCCATGTTACCATCAGCACCATGTTCTGGGGCTAGTGGTTCAACTGATTCAAGTAATGTTACTAATTTGTTAAAGCTATTATCGCGTGGCATATAGATACTTACTCCTTTAAGCTACAATTGCATTACAGTAATCCCAATTAACTACTTTAAAGAAATCCTTAACCCAGCCCTTTTTCTCTGGCCCGTGTTTAAGGTAGTAGGCATGTTCCCACATATCAATACCGAGTACTGGGGTGCCCATATTGTCCATTAAAGGGTTATCTTGGTTAGGAGTAGTTACGATTTCTAGCTTATTACCTTTTGTAACTAACCAACACCATCCGCTACCTAGTATGGTGGTGGCTTGTTCTTCAAACTCGTCTTTAAATTTATCGAAAGAACCAAACTCTTTATTGATTAGCTCTTCTAAATTGCCCATTTTCTTTTTATCTGGGGTGAGCATTTGCCAGAATATTTCATGGTTATAGGCCCCGCCTGCATTGAAACGTATTTTATCGTTCTTACCTTTAATATCTGAAACCAGTTCCTTTAAAGGCGGACGACGCTTACCCATCAAGTCGTTTAACTTCTTTAAATACGTTTTATAGTGCTTGTTATAATGACGGTTCATTGTTTCTTTATCGATGTATGGTTCCAGAGCATTCAAAGCATAGGGTAGCTTGATGGCAGTGTAATCGCCTTTTTTAGCTTCTAAAACAACGGTGTTGTCTAAAATAGCTTCTACTTGATTAAGAAATTTATTTTGCATATTTTGATTTAGTTAAAAGATTACGAAATATATAGACAAATTTTTGCAATAAGGTTTTCTTTGACAATAATTTACCTTTACATTGACAATTATTACACTGACAGCTCATATGTATACTTACCAAATAAACTAGTATATCCATACAAAAAAGTTACCTGAATATTTCATGACCGGGTTCAAAAATGTAGTAAGTATTAGGGTATGCAGTACAAATATGTTCTATTAGTACTTGCAGCAGCTCTAGCGCTCGAAGTAGTAAATGTTGGGTCTGCACAGGCAACCCAACCGGCTCCAGCTCCTGCAACAACAGTAACGGCCGCACCAGCAGCCTCATCGGATGCCCAAACAGATGCTCCGAAAAAGAAAAAGAAACATAAAAAGAAGAAGCCGGAAGACCAGCAAACTCCTCCAGCTGATAACAACCCTCAACCCCCAACCAAATGACAAACAGCATATACTTTAAGGTAGGTGTGGTGGTGCTTGCCCTGGCTCTTGGTTTTGTGGTAGGTACAAAGCACGCTCATCCAGCGCCCTTAGCCCTGCCCCACATTGCACCAGTTGCTACTGCAGTGGCCCATCCCCATCAAGCTCCTATCGTAGCGATATTGGCCAAGCTATCTGTCCAGGACCGGGCAGTAATAGTAAAAGCGCTAACAGCTCGCCGTGCAGCACTCTGGCAACCAACACCGAGGATAGCTTTCCATCCTCTTGCAGCTAAACATGTTAAAGCTGCTCATCATACGACTGCTAAGGCAAAGAAACATAAGAAACATAAAACCAAAGCCAAGTCTAGTTAATAGTCAAAAAGCCCTGCTCTGAAGTGGGGCTTTTTGTTGATTTTTTTAAAAAACCCTATATAAGTATATATACCTAATATGAAGACTAAATTAGTACTAACCTTAATTGCAATTGCTTTAGCAGTACCATCTGTTAAAGCCCAAGAAGCCGCAGCTGGGGCTGCTGTCGGTGCCGTTGCCGGTGCCGCCATTGGTGCTAATAATCACAATCCGGTGGCCGGAGCAGTAACCGGTGCATTGGTGGGTGGACTTATTGGCAATGCCATTGAAGCAACCAAACAACCACAACCTCAGGTAATAGTGGTCCAGGCCCCGCCCCCACCACCAGCTCCTGTAGTAGTGCAAGCCCCGACACCACCTCCACCACCAGTCGTTATGGCACCAGTGGTAGTACAATCGCCAGTCAACTACGTTTGGGGCCCGCTCAACCGTCATGGTTATCCAGAGTACGTTTATGTACAGCAGTGGAACGGTCGTGAATGGATAACAACATACTATGCATATAATCAGTTCTTAGGTTGGTATGGTCGTTATTACGGACATCCATTTCGCGAAGGTGAGTACCGCCATCACTGGCACCGTTAATCAAATTTGTTAAAGTTTATTTAACACACAAAGAAAGCCCTCTACCGTTGAAAGTAGAGGGCTTTTTTATAAGTGTATGGATGAGCACACGCACACCTGATAAACACAGAGTTACACTAGAAAGCGATAAACTAGTACTTCCGTTTGTTAATAGCGCAAACACCAAGTACTACTACAGTCAAGCCGAACAAGACGTGTTTGTGTTGTCGTGTTTAAATGGTAAGACCGGTGGTACGTTTTTAGAGCTTGGGTGCGATGACCCTTATAGAATTAGTAACTCCTATCTTTTAGAAAGCGAATTTGGTTGGAAAGGTATATCCGTAGACATTAATGAGGACTGTGAATGGATGTTTAAAGAGTCTACCCGGACATGTACACTAATGATAGAGGATGCCACCACTATAAACTTTGATACAATTACGGCCACTTTGGGTACTAGTCACATTGATTACTTGTCTTTGGACTTAGAGCCGGCGTCCATAACACTTAAGTGCTTACAGAACATCCCACTTGACAAGGTTTCGTTTTCGGTTATAACCTTCGAACATGATCATTATAGATTTGGGGATGACGTTAGAAGTAAATCAAGAGACATACTAACTAAGGCCGGGTACGTGATGTTGTGCGAAAATGTTAACAACTTCGAAGACTGGTACGTTAATCCGGCCTATGTGGATATGGAGTATGTGAGGGTGCTAAAGAAACGTAATCAGGGACAACCGAGCGCAAAAACCATCGTATTTAAATAACCAAAGAAGCGAAGCTTCCAACCCCGCCCGGCTCAAGAAGAAGAAGGCGCTGCAAAAAACGTAGCCTGTACAATGCCGGTTGCTAGCCCATCCACCGCCGTACCCAATAACTGAGTATACACAGCGCTAGGCGCTAAACACCACGTACCGGCAGGAAATGTGATACTCTGTGCACTGGCCGCATCAGCAGCCACCACCACTGCGGCACAAAACGTGTTGTACCCAGTTACCTCAGTCTGTGATATCTTATATAAATTCATGGTTATTCGTTGTTAGATGGATCAAATGGTGCCGGTGCATCCCCACCCATATACCTCTCCATATCTAGTAATCCAAATACGTGCTCCAATTGCTTCTTGTTGGTAGCCGATTGCAATAGCTTGTCCACCATCGCTAAAGTATAAACCTTATCATCCTTACCAATAAACGTTAAATTACCCCTTAAGTGCGCATTCACTACAGACCATATGCCGGATTTAGCTAGGTGCAGCGCTATCGGGTTGCTATCATTATCGTCTTCCCCTTCACCGCGCTTTTCGTTCATCACCGGCTTAGTTATACCGTGCATGGCCCCAAGCCCAAGCTTACTGATAATGTTGTGCAACAGTACACCATCATCCATTCCGTGCTCTTCCACAAATGCGAATATATCCAATAAGTACTGCTTCTCCTGGGACGTTAGTTCCCTACTGTCAGCAGCCATTTTGTGCATTCCTCCTCGTGGTGCAACTACACGCTCCTGGTTAACTTGTTCGTAAGCTTCTTGTAATATTTTTGTAGAACGTGCTTGCATGGGTACCCAATACTTATGCAATCATACCCCCATAACAACTACCTCTTTGTGTATTATTATACCCGCCTAGCTACATATACGGGATTACCCAAAACCCCCCATATATGAAAATTGACCAAAAAAATCTGCGCAAAAAAAATTCAGTTTCGTTAACAATACGGATTTCCGAAGGAAGCGTATTATGGGAATTTACCTGCGGGGATGCGCTAAAAAGTTGGCATGCAGCTTTCTACAGTAGAATTTCATTATAGTATATAATACTAATTTTTGCGCTTAACTACTAAAGTGCAAGCTTATTTTTTTAAAACCTTATTTTTTTTAGTACCTATAAATAAAAAGTTGTATAGAGTAAAAGGATGTAGTTGATTAT